GAGCAGACATGGTGCTTCAACTAGAGGCAGAAGACGGAAACATTAAGTATGGAGTTCTTGACTCTTCTTTGTGGCATAAGCGTGGTGATACTGGCCCTAGTCTTGCTGAACAGATGATTAGTCGAGGATGCAGATGGCGTCCATCAGATCGTTCTAAAGGTTCACGTGTAGCAGGTAAGAACGAAATACACAGACGTTTACAGGTAGACGAGTTTACAGAAAAACCCAGACTAGTATTCTTTAACACTTGTACTAACATGGTAGCACAGTTACCAGCAATTCCACTGGACAAAAAGAATCCAGAAGATATTGATACACACTCAGAAGACCACTTGTACGATGCTTTACGTTATGGTATAATGTCAAGACCACGGTTTAGTTTATTTGACTATGACCCTCATTCTACAAGATCATCTGGAATGCGAGTGGCAGATTCAACATTTGGCTATTAAGGAAAAATAAATGGCAGAAGATAATGAAGTATTCATTGAGGATGATGCAGTTATCCTTGAGGACACAGATAACTCAGTAGAAGAAGACGCAGATACTTCTAAGATTATTCCATTTATTATGGAACGATATGCCCGTGCCGAAGACTACCGCCGACAAGATGAAGAACGTTGGCTACGTGCCTATCGTAACTACCGTGGTATATATGGACCAGAAGTCCAATTCACAGAGGCAGAGAAGTCTCGTGTATTTATTAAAGTGACTAAGACGAAAACACTGGCTGCATATGGTCAGATTGTAGATGTACTATTTGCAAAGAATAGTTTCCCACTTACAGTTGATCCTACAGAACTTCCAGAAGGAGTTGTTGAAAATGTCAGTTTTGATCCTGCTGTTCCTAAAGAGTTACAAGAAGACCGAAGAAGTGATCCAGTATCGCCTTATGGTTTTAAAGGTGATGGTAAAGACCTTCCTGCAGGGGCTACGGCGAAAACGTTAGAAGAGTTACTTAACCCTGAACTACGTGAAAAGCTAGAGCCTATTGAAGGTATTAAAGAAGGTACAGGCGGTACGCCTACTTCTGTTACATTTAGTCCTGCAATGATTGCGGCTAAAAAGATGCAGAAGAAAATTCAAGACCAACTTGATGAGGCATCAGCATCTAAGCATTTACGCAGTACAGCATTTGAAATGGCTTTGTTCGGTACTGGTGTAATGAAAGGTCCATTTGCTGTAGATAAAGAATATCCTAACTGGGATGACGATACAGGTGAGTATTCACCTATCTTTAAAACAGTACCCCAAGTATCTCATGTATCTGTATGGAACTTTTATCCTGACCCAGATGCTAACAACATGGAAGAAGCACAGTATGTTATTGAACGTCATAAGATGTCACGTTCACAACTACGTGCACTAAAGAAACGTCCATACTTCCGTAGTCAAGTTATTGATGAAGCAATATCTATGGGCGAAAACTACGATAAAGAATATTGGGAAGATGATCTTTCTGATTATGCACCAGAGCATGGCATTGAACGTTTTGAAGTCCTAGAATATTGGGGCATGGTAGACGTAGAAATGCTACTAGATCAAGGTGTAGACATTCCTCGTGAATTACAAGACACAGACGAACTACAAGCGAATGTTTGGATTTGTAATGGTAAACTACTGCGTATGGTACTTAACCCATTCAAACCTGCTCGTATTCCATACATGGCATCACCATATGAACTAAACCCATACTCATTCTTTGGCGTAGGTATTGCCGAAAATATGGATGATACTCAAACATTGATGAATGGTTTCATGCGAATGGCTGTTGACAATGCTGTATTATCTGGTAACCTTTTGATTGAGGTAGATGAAACTAACCTAGTCCCAGGCCAAGACCTATCAGTATACCCAGGCAAAGTATTCCGTAGGCAAGGTGGTGCACCAGGACAGGCTATCTTTGGTACTAAGTTCCCAAATGTTGCAGGTGAGAACTTACAGCTATTTGATAAGGCACGAGTGCTTGCAGATGAATCTACTGGCTTTCCTTCCTTTGCTCATGGACAGACAGGTGTTATGGGTGTAGGCCGTACTGCTAGTGGCATTAGTATGCTAATGGGTGCTGCGAGTGGTACTATTAAGAATGTTATTAAAAACGTAGATGATTATCTATTGCGCCCACTAGGTGAAGGTCTGTTCCGTTTTAATATGCAGTTTGACTTTGATCCTGAGATTAAAGGTGACCTTGAAGTTAAAGCACGTGGCACAGAATCACTTATGGCTAATGAAGTACGTAGCCAACGACTTATGCAATTCTTGCAAGTATCATCCAACCCTGCTCTTGCACCGTTTGCTAAGTTCCAATATATTATTCGTGAGATTGCAAAGTCTCTTGATCTTGACCCCGAAAAAGTTACCAACAATATGAACGAAGCTGCTATTCAAGCTGAGCTAATGAAACAGTTCCAGCAAGAACAGCAAGCACAACAACCTCAACAAGGTGGTCCAGCAGGTGCAAACCCAATGGATACATCAGGAGCAGGTGGTGGAACTATAGGTGTAGGACAAGCACCGACACCACAAGAACAAGGATTTAGTGGTAATGCAGGACAAGGAGCACCTCAGCAAGCTCAAGGGGCTGGTCAGCAACCAAGCCCAATGGTCTAAGTTTGAAGCTTACTTAGACATGATAATCAATCAACAGCATCGTGTTATGGAACAAACAAATGAAGTTGTTGCTGTTCATAGAGCACAAGGTGCTATCTATCAGTTGCGTAGACTAAAGTTATTACGTGACGAAGTATTAAAATCTCAGTAAGGAAATTACTATGGAAGAACAAATGGAACTCTTTGAAAACGGCGGTCTAAAAGATGAAGGTGGCATGGTAGACGAAGAATCAGGAAATGAAGTTCCTAGTGGTAGCACTAAAAAAGAAGTGCGTGACGATATTCCTGCTATGCTAAGTGAGGGTGAGTTTGTTCTACCTGCTGATGTTGTACGTTATCATGGACTAGAAAAAATTATGCAGCTTCGTGATGAAGCTAAATTTGGCCTAAAGAAAATGGAAGCTATGGGGCAGATGGGAAACTCTGACGAAGCTACATTAGATGATGATGTTCCTTTTGGTCCTGCTGATCTTATTATTGTAGGTGCGGAGCCTATGGAAGATGAACCACGTGAGATGTATCAAGGTGGTATGGTGTACGCACAAGAAGGTACATTTGTAAAACCTTCTACAGGTATTGCTGGTTATCAGCCATCTATCTATCAAGGTCAACAAACAACAGGAGCATATACTCCACCACCTAGTTCTGTTGCACCTCCTATCCCAGCACCTTCTCCTGCAGGTGGTTATGTACCTAAGTTTGTTTCAAGTGGTCAAATTCCTGTAGGCGTAGCTCCACCCCCTATAACTCCTCCATCAAGTACAGATACTTCTGCAGTTAGCACAGCATCAACGGAAGATAAACCATTTGTTCCAACTGTAAGTGATGTATATACAAGCGTAGAATACATTAATCCTGAAACAAGTGAACGTAGAATGTTTAGTTTCTACAATGGGGCAGTAGTAAACGGACCAATTCCAGAAGGATTTATTCCTGTTACTGAATGGGAAACTTCACAGACAGGTACAGATACTACAACAGGAACGGGTATTGATGATACCTCTGTAGCAACTACACAAGTTGCAACAGACGATGGTGATGATCAAACTATTCGTGAGCTACAAAGGAAACAACAACAACGAGAGAATGAACAACTTAGTCTACAAAAAACAAACCTTTTACAAAAAGGTTCTGCTAATGATCTAGTAAGTGCATGGCTAGACAATAAACGTGTTCTTGGTGCAGGAAACGTAGGATCATTCTTTAGTCCTCTTATAGGTGTACTTACTACTGCCGCAGGATTAAAAGAACAACGAGATATAGAATCAGCTTTAACAGAAAGATTTGGGGAAGATTGGAAAACTACTGCTAAATTAACAGATGAAGTTAAACAGCAGCTTACTGATTATGAAGAATCAGGAAAACTTCGTAATACTAAATTGTTTGGTAATAAACTATTTGAAGATGTAAAGGCTGCAGTTTCTGGGATTAAAGATAGTTTTACTGAAGAAGGAAGACAGTCTTACTATGAAAACTATGCGTCTAGTGGACCTGTACATAATGTATCTGATAATACTTTGTCTGGTGGGGTTACAGGATTTGAAGCAGTAGTAGATAGTTCTGGTAAACTAGAAATGAACCAAAACGGAATGCCCAAGTCGTCTGGTAATCTTTCTATTAAAGAACAACAAGCGTATGACAACGCTGTAAGCAGTGGCAACGCCTCAGTAGCAAATCACCATGCTATTATTGCAAAGCATCGTGCAGGACAAGATAACTATGCAAATGCTGTAGCTACGTATGGCGCAGATTCTGTGCAAGCACAAAATGCTGGTAAAGGCATGTCTTCATATAGTAAACAACAAGCCATAAAATATGGTGGTAGTGTACATAAAGCTAAAGAAGAAGGTACAGCATCTAAAACAAACACTAGTGGTACGGGCATATTTGCTAAATATAAAACAGAAGCAGAACAAAAAGAAGATAAAGATACAGATACTGGTAGTGGTGGTGCATTTGGTGGATATAGTTGCTATGTAGCTACGGCACTTAATGATAAAGGATACTGGCCTACAGTTAAAAAGATGAAACTTATCAAGTGGTGTATGGACACAAAACCTGAACATAAGTTTGACACAAAACTATGGCGTAATGGATATACAGTATTTGGTAAAACAATTATTGCGCCACGAGTAGATAATAAAATTATTCGTTGGTTATCTGATGGGTTTTATGAAGCAACAGTTAAAAACAAAAAATCTGTTAAATCATTAATTGGTTTATTGTTTTTCTACATTCCATCATATACAATTGCACTATACAAAATGTTATGTAACGATCTAGTAGATATTGAAAGGACTTAATATGGAAGAAGAACTAATACAACAAATGGAATCTTCTGTACAGTCGGTAGGCAATATGACTGTCAATGAATTTAAGAGTACTCTTGCAGATCGCCTAGATAATTTAACGGACGAAGAAAAAATATCTTTACTAGATATGTATGGATCAGAAGAATTGCAATTAATTGGCAAACTACTTGGCCCTGAAATTACAGGAACTGTAACTAAACAATTAAATCTTATGGCAGAAGATGCAGTACTTAACCCTGAAGGTGTACAACCTGTAACTGAATTACAAGGCCGTATGCAACGAGAAGAAACTGAAGATCAAACAGAACAAATGTTTAGACAAGCACCTCCAGAAATGCGTGTACAGGAAGAACTAGAAGATCAACCTGACACACTTGTGTAGTAACAACACATTAACTTGTTACATTAGACTGGCCTACCCATCCCCCTACCAACAGGCTACGGTGGCCCCAGTAAGGAAACTAAAAATGTCAGAGAACATGGAAGTAATGGCTTCAGAAGTTGAAGCACCAAAAAAAGTAGCATTTGCTAATCGTAAGTATTCAAATGCAGATCGTATTAAAAAAGAAGAAGAAGAACTAGAACAGCTTATTGCTGAACAAAAAGGTGAAGCGGTTCAACAAGAACCACAAGAAGCTGAACCTACTAATGCTGAGGAAAAAAGTTTTAAGAAACGTTATGGTGATCTACGTAGACACCAACAACAGAAAGAAAAAGAATACGAAGATCGTATCAAAGCTCTTGAAACACAGCTAACTCAGGCAACTAATAGTGAGATTAAACTACCAAAGTCTGATGAAGACATTGAAGCTTGGGCAACTAAGTATCCAGATGTAGCTGCTATCGTCGAAACTATTGCAATTAAAAAAGCAAAAGAACAAGCACAAGGTCTTGAAGATCGTGTTCGTGAGATTGACGAAATGAAAGCAAACGCAGCACGGGAGAAAGCAGAAGTAGAACTGCTAAAGCTGCATCCAGATTTTGGTACTATTCGTGACAGTGATGACTTTCATGAGTGGGCAGAAGAACAACCTAAGTGGATTCAAGATGCTCTTTATGAAAATGATGCAGATGCACGTTCTGCTGCACGAGCAATTGATTTGTATAAAGCAGACCGTAATATTACAACTAAAAAGTCTGCTACAGCAAAAGATGCTGCACGTTCTGTGGGAGCACGGAATGAACGCAGTAAGCCAAACTCAGATGCAATGAGTGGGGCTATCCGAGAATCCGATGTCCAAAAGATGTCGGCTACCGAGTACGAAAAGAATGCTGACGATATTATGGAAGCTATTCGTACAGGTAACTTTATTTACGATTTATCTGGTTCAGCCCGATAAAAAGTATTGACATATAAGTTATTTATGATATAACTATATATGTATAGTTTAACTGCTACACCTCAGTATATGACTACTGTAGCAGTTTCACATCTTTCCTAGCAAACAATATGACTTTACGGATTACCTAATACGTATGGCCCATGTAACACATTTTGTAACTGATCATTACATTTTGTGATCTATATGCACCCATAGACGATTAGCCTCTATACTAAGTAATAAAGTTTTGCATCTGTATTCTAATGCTAAAGGAGTTTTATCATGGCATTCGGAAGCGCATCAGGCTACACAAACTTACCAAACGGTAATTTCTCGCCTGTAATTTATTCCAAACAGGTGCAACTTGCATTCCGCAAAGCATCTGTCACTGACGCTATCACTAATAATGACTATTTCGGTGAAATCGCTAACATGGGCGACACTGTTAAAATCATTAAAGAACCTGAGATTTCAGTATCTGCATATCTACGTGGTACAACAATCGCACCACAAGATTTGACAGATAACGATTTCTCTCTAGTCGTAGACCAAGCAAACTATTTTGCCTTCAAGGTTGACGACATTGAAGAAGCACACTCACATGTCAATTTCCAAAGCTTGGCATCTGATCGTGCGGCTTATCGTCTAGCTGACCAGTATGACCAAGAAGTTCTTGGTTACCTATCTGGTTATGACCAGTCTGCTCTACATGCAAATGCCGATACAGTTAACACAACTGTTAATGGTACTAAAGCAAACTCAGCAGCAGGTTCAGACGAACTTCTAGCAGCTAACAAGTTGGACATGACCGATTTCGGTAACATTACAACTGTTGGTACTGCTGGTGACTCTATTCCAGTTGCTGCTCGTCTACCAGGTGCTACAGCATTGCCAACAGCATATGCTTCACCTGCAATGATCTTGTCACGTATGGCACGTATCATGGATGGTCAGAATGTTCCTACAACAGGTCGTTGGATTGTTATCTCACCTGAGATGATGGAAATCCTACGTGACGAAGATTCACGTCTTCTAAACGCAGACTACGGTGGGTCTGGCCTACAAAACGGTTTGGTTCTTAACAACTTCCACGGTTTCCGTGTACACGTTTCTAACAACCTACCATCAGTCGGTACTGGTCCTGCAACTACAGGTACAACTGCACAGGATGACAACTACGGTGTAATCGTAGCAGGTCATGACTCAGCGGTTGCAACTGCCGAGCAGATCAACAAAACTGAAACATACCGTGACCCTGATTCATTCGCTGACATCGTTCGTGGTATGCACCTATACGGTCGCAAAATCTTGCGTCCAGAAGCTCTTGTAACAGCACGTTACAACCTAGCTTAATATTAACTAACTAAGGGGGCTGCTTTGGTGGCCCTCTTAATCTTATGTGTATTTATTCTCTTTGAAACAAATTTTACAGTGCACCCAAAAACAACTAGCTACAAAGTTTATACTTTTATCTAATATTAACTCTGTTAATGATAATTTAAATGATAATGCATTTGAAAAAATATTAGATAAAAGTATAAAACAAAAAGGCATGTTAAATCCTTTACTTGTATGTACAGACAAAGATTTCAAAGCTACAGACATTCGTAACTTTGAAAGACGTTCTGTACCTGAAAATATAGTAGAAGAATATAGATGCCTTATTGGTAATAATAGATATAAGTATGCTGTAAAAAATGGATATACTCATATTGAATGTCATGTAGTATCTACATTTGATGAAGTAAAAAAAGCACATCAAATAACAAAGATAGAACCACGAAAGATGTAATATGGCAACAACGTACATTACACTAGTCAATGACGTACTAAGACGTTTAAATGAAGTCACACTTGATATTGCAGGTGATGGCTTTGATACTGTACGTAACGTTCAAGCTCTTGCCAAGGATGCAGTAAACAATAGTATTCGTCTTATACTACAAGACGGTCAGGAATGGCCTTTTTTAAAAACAACATATACTCAAACACTGACAGCAGGAACGGGTACATATTCTTTTCCTTCTAACATGGGTTCAGTAGATTGGGATACGTTCTTTCTAAAAAAGACTAGTGGACTAAGTGTTAGCCCTAAACATTTAAAAGTAATTAACTATAACGACTATGTACAGAACTACAGAGTTGGTGATGAAGAAGGAGATCAGGTAAACGGTATTGGTGCTCCTGTTGTTGTATTTCAGACACAAGAAAATAAATTTGGAATTACCCCTTTACCTAACGCTGCATATGAAGTAGAATATGTGTACTTCACATACCCCAGTGATCTAAACCTTTATAATGATACGACAATAATTCCTGATAGATTTAAACATGTAATCATTGATGGTGCAGTTATGTACATTATGAGATTTCGTAGTAATGAACAGAGTGCAGCTATTCACCAACAAAACTTTCAAAACGGTATTAAGTCAATGCGTAGGTTAC